GGCCATCCCGGCTGAGTACCGCGCCATGCTGCGGACCATGAACCTCGACTTCTCGGCGGCGGAGGAGATCGACCCCTCGCTGACCGCCGTTCAAGACGGCGTGCGCCTGCTCGAAACTCTTGGCCTGATCGGCGCCGGTCGCGCCGACGACATTCTGCTCCAGTGAGGAACTGACAATGGCACAGACCTACCGCGCAATCGCTGTCGGCGCCACCTTCGCGTCGAACAAGTCGATGCTGTCGCTGTTCAACGGCTCGGGCTCGGGCCGCATCCTGCGCGTCAAGCGCATCTGGCAGCTCAACAACCAGACTGCCGGCGTGACCGGCGTGCTGACTACGCTGGAGGTCAGGCGCACGTCCGCTTCTTCTGGCGGCACCGCGATCACCCCGGTCAAGATGGACACGACCAACGAGGCCATGCCGGCACAGGTCGCGTGCGCCACAGGCCCGACCGACACGCTGACCGGCGACAACGCTCTCATGCGGTACATGTGGTCGAACGACGAGCCCGCTGCCGGCGCGCTGACCAACGACGAGGTGGAGGTGCTGCCGGCGCTGGCGCTGGTGTTTGATGCCGCCACAGGCGATGCCGACATCCAGCCCATCACCCTGCGCGCAAACGAAGGCATCTGCCTCCGCCACACCGGCTCGACCACGGTCGGCATCTGCGACGTGGTCTTTGAGTTCACGATGGCCGCATCGTAATGGCGCGAAAGCAGTACCGCTGGTTCGGCGAGGCGGCTTGGCACAGCGCCAGCGGCAACGCCTTGCTCGCCTTGCAGAACCTCAACGGCTCAGGGAAGAAGATCCTCGTCCACTCGGTCGAAGTTCACCCGCAGCAACGCGGCGGGCAGAGCGTGCAGGTTCAGCTCGCCTTGGTGCGCGGCACTGTGTCCGGTGGCTGGGCCGTGCCGCTTGGCAAGATGGACTCCGAGGCCACGCTGCCGTCAGGCATCGAGGTGCGAAAGTTCGCGTCCGTCGCCAGCCCGGAGCGCATCCTGCCGACTTACTTCGCGGCCAGCGTTCAAGGCGGTGGTTCGGCACTTGGCCTCACGCAGCGTCAACCAGCCATGCCGCACGTCCGCGACTGGTTCCGCGCTGACAAGGGTGAGCAGGGCGTCGTGGTGCGCCCCGGCGAAGCGGTTGCGCTGATCTCCGACGCCACGCGAGCCACGACCAACGGAAGCTGGCCGCTTCAGGTGAGCGGCGACTTTGTCGTGGGCGGCGCAACGTACACGTTCTCGACGCTGACATGGCCCGGCACGGATAACGGCGCCCTCGTTGCGTTGGTCAACGGCAGCGCGTCGGATGTCGTCACACTCAAGCGGATCGGTATCGCTGAGGTTGGCTCGACTGTTACCCCGTACTTCCAGCTCGTCCCGGTGGGAGCGGTGGACGCGCAGTCGCAGGCAGACTCGCTGATGCGGCTGACGCCCACGCCAGTGGACTCGGCGGACGGCGCCCTGAGCGAGTCGGTCGCCAAGCTCATCGCCGATGCCCCGGTGCTGCCATTCGGCGTGCCGCAAGTCTACGCAACCGACCTCGGGGGCGGCGCCCCGAAGGGCATGAACTACCTCCACACGAAGGACTTGATCGGCCCCGCCTACGCGGTGCTGTTCCCCGAGGTCACGGGCAACGCGGACCCCGGCATCGCGAAGGACGTGAACTTGCTACCGATGTCGCACGCTGCCCGCAATCTGCTGTCCAAGGGCACCCCCATCGTGCTGCGCGAGGGCGAGGCGCTGGGCATCTGCTCCGCTGCCGAGACGGCGTCAAGCTCAATCACCCTGTCGTCAGGCTGGGCGATCTTCGACTTCGGGATCGTGTTCAGCGTGGAGCCGACCGTCATCCCGTCGATCACCGTGACTGGCGTGGTTGCGGGCTCGGATGTGGTCATCCTCGACGCTGGAACAGACACCGTCCTCGCGTCAGGCGACGCCATCAGCGGCACGTCGTTCGCGTGGGAGTACGACGCCGATCTGGTCAATACCGTGGACATCTGCATCTACCGGCAGGGCTACATTCCGCTGGCGTTCCGTGGGCTCGACCCCGGCAACGCTGGCATCACCATCCCGGTCGCCCAAGTCGCTGACCGAAACTTCGTCTCGTAGGAGGACACATGGCAAAGATCATCGACGGCGACGACCTCAACGTAGGCACCGAGATCACTCTCGACACGTCGGCCAAGACGTTCACGCTCGTCGCTGCCGGGAACCTCGTGGCGAAGGACGGCGTGACCCTGCAGGCGCTCTACTCCAAGTTCATCAAGCTCTGGGAGTCGAGCACCTACAACAAGTTCCCCTTCCCGATGTACGCCATCGACGCGCTCTCGGGCCAATTCCAGTTCGGCACCGACGGTGGCAGCTACAACGGCTGGAAGCCTGCCAATGACACCACGCGGCAGATGCTTCGGGATGGCGGCTGGTCCGAATACAGCGCGGCAGGCGCGCTCAACCGCCAGTACGTCGGCATCGTCGCTCTTGCGTCTGGGTTCCCGGCTGGCGCGCAGTTCTACTACCAGAAGGCGAGCGGCGGGGCGGCGGCCAACTTCACGTTCACCGACAGCCCGAACCAAGGCATTCAGGTCTACGGTGACGCCGCAAACGGCGACTTCGACAACCGGACCTACTTCAAGATCTTCTGCCGCGAGCAGGGCTACACCTTCGACGACGCCGCGCTGACGGACGTTGGCGCCACCGGCACGGGCGCGTTCAAGGTGTCGCTGCCTGTGGCGGTAGGCGGCGACCTCAAGATCACGGCGGCGGACGGCGCCATGACCGGCGCCCCGTACTCTGGGATCGACATCACCTACTACGGCTCCGACCAGAGCAAGACCATCGGCGCCGGCAGCTACCCGTTCCGCAAGATCATCAACGGCAACAACGCGACGCTGGAGCAGATCTACACCAAAATCCAGTACCTCCTGCGGCAGGACGCGGACATCGACGAGGGCGGCGGCACTGTCAACGGCAAGACCGAGAGCCAGCTCTGCTACTTCGTCGGCGACACGCTGTACACCACGCAGGGCGTGTTCATCGAGAACATCCAAGCCAACGACCTCAACCGGGTCGTGTTCCTGGACCAGAACAGCGTCCAGCGCACCTACCCGTACTCGGCGGCCGGCTCGCTGGTGTTCAACTCGTTCTTGTCGAGCGGGGCGACCGGCTATTACCGGATGTACTTCCTGAACGACGACGCTGGCGCGAATGCGGGCAACGACTTCGGCACGGCGGGCGCCATCACGGTGAAGGACAAGGACGGCATCGACATCGCCGGCACCATCAACGCCGGCTCCATCGCCTTCACCTACGACTACGACGGCAATGTGCAGCGCGGGGCTGGCTCCGACGCGGAGGACGCGCCCATCGTGGTCGTGGCCGGCAACAAGGGCGTGGCGAAGCCGGTGGTCGCGACGGGAACAATCACCCGTGCCAAGGGCATCACGATCTCGCTGGTGGCCGAGCAGGACCGCGCCTACACCGCGTAAGGAGGCGACGTGCCCATCACCTTCGACGGGCCGACCAGACGTATCGTCCTCGACGCCAGTTCCGTCTCGGCGGCGGAGCTGTGGTCGCGGTGGTGCGATTGGCTCGACGCGGACACCAACAACGGTCGGTGGCTGCCGGCGTTCCGTCAGGTGGGCGGGGACGACCTCGGCGGCGGGCTGTCGATCCCGCCCTACCTGTTCCTGCTAAACGGTTGGCGCGTGCGCCCGATGGAGAGCAACCACGCGCTCATCATCACCGGCAACCTGTTCGTGGAGGGCGGCGGCGTGCCCGTCGTCCAGACGCTCGGCAACTTCAACGTCTCGATTCAGTACACCGTCCCGGTGCAGGCACAGGGCATCAGCACGTCCGGCTCGTCCGGCCCGACCGCCGCTCAGGTGGCGGACGAAGTCATGGCGCGGCTGGCGGCGACGACCATCCCGGTGGACGTGCGGAAGATCAACGCGGTCGCCGTGGAGGGCTCCGGGGTGGTCGGCGATGAGTGGGGCCCGGCATGACTCTGCTGGCCTGGAAGCCCGGAGCGTGGCGAGCAAGCGCGTGGCGGGCCGGTGCGTGGCTGTCCGACACCGAGGCCCCGCCGGTCGGCGGCTGGGGCAACGTCGTCCTGCCGCCGCGGCGCGAGACCGAGCGTCGCAAACGCCCGCTGGTCGGCGAGCTCGTCGGCGAGCTCGAGCTGCAGGCACGCGGCGAAGGCAGTCTCCGCCTGGCGGGCCGCGCCGAGGCCTCGGTCCTCCTCGACCAGCTCGCCGAGGTCCGCATGCGCCTGGGCGGCGGCCGACTGATGGCGCCGATGGTTGCCGACCAAGAGGCGCTCGGCACCCTGCGCGAGCGGGGCCGCAAGCTGCGCAACGCCCTGCTGCTGGGTGCTGACGGCACGGCCGACGCCGTGGACGCCGACGCGCTCGCCATCCTGCTGCTGCTGGGGGATCTGTGATTACGATCGACGTGCTCGGGGCCGAGGAACTGACCCGCCGGCTGGCCGCGGTGCCGGACAAGCTGCAGCGCCGCGTCATCCGCGAGATGTCGCAGATCGTCTACGACTCCGCCCAGCGGGCCGCCGACGCCCATACCAAGACCGGCGCCCTGGCGCGCAGCCTGGTCAACAAGCCCGTCCCGAATGGCCGGTACGTCGGCCACGACCTGCAGGCGGCGCCGCATGCCGTGTTCGTCCACTGGGGTACGAGGCCCCACGAGATCCGCCCGCGGCGGCGCAAGCGGTTGCGCTGGGTGTCGGGTGACGAGTTCGTGTTCGCCCGCAAGGTCCAGCACCCGGGCTACAAGGGCGACGCCTACCTCGTCCGCGCGGCCGATGAGGCCGTGCGCGCCTTCGATGCCATCGTCCGCAAGGCCCAACTGGAGGTCTGATCCATGGCCTACACCTACACCGACGCCTACCTCTCCCCCCTGGTGACCGCTGACCGGACGGCCCGAGCCGAGTCCGACGTCGACGCCATCGGCGCTTTCGCGACCGAATGGCGCGACAAGCTCGTCGTCCTGCGGTCGTACATCCTCATCTGCCTGGACTCCCAGAAGTCGGCCGAGGATCCCTTCGCCGTGAAGCTCTCCGCCTACCGCAAGGAGTGGGAGGCGACGCTGGCCCAGGCCAAGGCGGCCACGGTCGGCGCCGACGGCCTGCCGCTCACCCGCTTCTCGGTCCCGCTGGAGCGCGCCTGATGGAGATCTACACCATCCTCGATGAGCTGCGCGATCGCCTGGCCCTGCTGCCTGGGATCGCGGTCGTCAACGAGCCGCACACCGCCACCAAGGGGGCCGTCGTTCGTTTGGCGCACTGGCACCCTACCGCTGTCACCGTGACGGACGGCGGCGCCCTCGCCTACGCCGAGGGAGTGGACTACGCCGTGCGTCCGGAGGGCCTGGCAATCCTGGACACGTTCACCGGCGAGGACGGCTCGGCCATCGCCGTGAGTTACACGTGGAACACCGTCCAGACCTGCCGGATCGGCCTGGAATCGACTCTCACGCCGGCCGATTACCCGATGATCCGCCTGGTCCCGGCCCGGATGCGCAAGTCCGAGGTGTCGTTCCGGCGCGTCGTCGAAGTACTGGTGTACTTCGGCCTGCCGCTGTACGAAGAGCTGGAGGGCGGCCTGGAGGGGATTTACCAGGACCTGCTCGCCATGGAGCAGGCGATCGTGGACGCCCTCAAGCCCGGCAAGCTGTACCGCGTCGGCTACCTGGAGACCATCACCGACGAGGACCGCCTCGAGCACTACAAGCTCATGGCGGTGCGGTGCGAGGTGGAGGGGTAGCGGCCTCCGCCACCGTCCGCGGCCGGTAGTCCGGCTCGACGTTCTCGTAGGCGACGGCCATCGGGTCGGCGCCTTTCTTCACCCGCTCCCACTTCGCCCGGCTGCCGACGATCCGCTGCGCGTGGTCTGACTGGCGCAGCCAGGCGGTTTCAGCGCCCTCGCGCAGCTCGCCTTTGCGCTCGGTGAGGTCCAGCCGTGGCGCCAGCAGGCACCGGCAATTGTGAGTTATTATGCCGTTGGCTGTATAATGACCTGACTCAGTTTCCAGGTTGTAGACATGCCCACTCAGCGGAAACCGCTCGACCTTGACAACTGCATCAAGGACTACAGGGCCGGAGCCACCTTCGAGGATCTGGCTCGCAAGTACCGCCTCAGCGGAGAACTCATCAGGCGCAGGTTTGCTGAGTGCGGTGTCCAGCGCCGATCCATGGAGGAAGTCCGCGCTCTCGCTGGCAAAAAGCGGAGAGTAATTCCCGCCGAGGACGAGGCTGACATCGTCTCTGACTATGTCGCCGGTACCTCGTGCCTTGCCCTCGCGAGCAAGCATCGTGTTGCCAGAAATGTAATCTCCCGCATCCTCGTCGATCATGGCGTTGCGCCGAGAAATGGGAGCCAGGCTAACTATCTCCGTCTCGCCAATATGTCGCGTGACGAACGCCTTGTCCTCACCGCCGCCGCCCATGCGGCTGTCCGCGGCTCCACGAAGTCGTTCGAGTCCAAGGTCAAGGCCGCTATCGCCAAACAGGCCAGCCAGGCCAGCGTGAGCGACCTTGAGCGATTCGTAGCTAACGCTCTCCGATGCGGGGGAATCGAGCCTATCCCACAACTGGCGATAGGCCCCTACAACTGCGACCTGGCCTGCCATCCCGTCGCCGTGGAAATCTTCGGCGGAGGTTGGCACTTCTCTGGTCGTCACCTCGCCAGAACGGAAAAACGAATCCGCTATCTCGGCGATGCTGGCTGGCATGTCCTGATGATGATTGTCGACAGCAACCGCACCGCCTATCGCTTCACTAACAGGACGGCTCACCACCTCGTCTCCTACATCAAGGAAGCCCGCGCCGACCCATCCGCGCCGCGTGAGTACCGGGTGATTGACTGTCGCGGCGAGACGCTTGCCGGCGGCCGTTGTAATGACGACGAGGTCTCCATCAAACCAGCGTTTTGTAACCGCCGCGATCCGACCACTGGCCGTTATCACCGCGTCCCCAGGTAGACAGTGCGGATGCGCCGGCGGCAGCGGCGCCAGCGGCTTCGGGTACACGCCCGGCCCCAGGCCGTACCGGTCAACGTGGGCGTGCAGGTCGCAAATGTCCGGCCGCGGGTGGGTGACTGACAGGCGCCACTGCACCCACTCGACTTCCTCGTCCTCCATCAGGTCGGCGGCCTGTTTGGTCGTGAACGCGCGGTGCAGCTCGGTCTGGGCGATGCGGTTGGCGAAGTACCGCATGCGCTCGTAGTAGGCCGTGCGCAGCAGCCGCTCGAGGCGGGCCTGGCCGGCACCGGCCTCCAGGGCGTTGATGGCCTGCAGGTAGGCGGCGCGCAGCGGCTTGGTGACCAGCTGAGAGGCCTGAGCCCTGGCCATGATCGAGGTCAGGCTCTGGCGGATCCCGGCGTCCTTGATCAGCTCGCGCAGGTACTTCGGCAGCCGCGGGTTGTAGGGCGACAGCCGGAGCGGCTCGGCGGCGTTGAACCCGTACCCCTCGAAGATCTCCATGGCGAGCTCGCGGGCCTGGGTGAACCCGGCGGCGTGGCGTTTCACGATCGCCTCGACGGCCGCCGACACCTGGCGGGACTCGGCGTACAGCCGCTGGGA